CTATTGCATTGTCTGCATCTTTTATATTAACTAATAATTTTAGTTTATTGTACCAAAAGTTATTATTGTTAATTATATTAGGTTGGCTTGCTTGTGTTTGAGTAAGGTAGTAGTGAAAGAATTTTGAGTAAGTAGTAAAATCAAAAGCATAAACTTTTGTGTATAAAGCAACACCTGCACTATTTAGCCATTCTACTGTAATATCTAAGGCGTAATCTCTATCTAAAACATTAATATCTATAAAACTTACTGAATAACTCCAAGTAATGTAATCTGTTGAAGTTCCTTGTGGCACTAAGTATGTACCATCTGCTTTTGTTAAATACACTCTTCTTGAAACAACCAACGAATCCGTACCTGTACTCGTATCAACTAAATGTAGCAAATTCTGCGTAGCAAAGCTAACGGATGCGGTAAAATTTTCAGAAAGTGCCATGTTTCAAATTTTAATCAAATTTAAGCAGTTTTTAATTACATTTTAATTTTTTTATAAAAAAAATCCCCTATGCAGGGGACTTTTTATTTTTAGTAACTTTTTTGGTTATTTAAGTTGCTTCTTAATGTTATCTAAAACATCTTTACCGTTCTTAGCTGTGTTTAAGAATACAGTCATTTCATCCAAAAATTTACCGTTTTTACCTAACTTAATAGTGGTAATTAATTGGTCGCCTATTTTTACTTCGCCCGAAACAACATCATGTACTAATACATTTTTGCTTAAAGCGTTTTTAATAATTGCCTTTGTTTCTTTGTCGTCTGAATTGTAAGTACTCAACAATAAATCTGGGGTATCTTTTGCAAGACTTTCAATTGCAGCTTTTAAAGCATCTTTATCTTCTGGTACTTCTTTATTAAGAGAAGCTAAAACAACAGCCTTTTCTTTGTCTGTCATTTCATCTGCTAATTTGATTGCCTTTCTCAATACGTCCATTTTAGTAATTGTAGCCATTGTATCTTTTTTGGCACTTACTAATTCAAATAATGGAACTTTTGTTTTATCTCTTAATTCCCCTAACACACTATCCTTATTCCAATTTGTAAGCATTAAATACAGATACAATTCTTCATCTTCTACCTTACCTGATGTTAGTGAGAAACAGCCATTAAAATGATTGTCCCAACCAACGCCCGGCACGAATGTTTTAAACCTTGCAGGTTTATCTTCCTTCCATTCAGTAACCATTCCAATGTTTACAAAATTTTTACCATCCTTAATTCTGTCTGACATTGGAATTTGTACTTTCCCATATAAAATAGGTCTTTTTTTCTTATCCTCGTCATCAGGGTTAGGTGTTCCGTTTAACATTTTAAATGTTACTGTTTGCCCAATTTCTAATGCAGGAACTTTTGCTTTTAGCTCGTCGGAAATCTTGTTGAAATCTTTAACTTGCTCCATTTTGTTTTTTATTTAAAAATAAGGGGATAGGAATACCCTACCCCCTGTTATTACTAACCTTTTAGATTAATTGAATACTTGTTGCTTTAAATAGTGTTGAACACCTAAGCACTCTAAACCTTGTGTAGTAGTCCAATCAGTTCCCATGAATTGACCTTGACCGTTTGGATTAACTACGTTTAATGCACCATAATGAGTTTCACCAATCATGTCATTGCCGTAAGGGCTTTGAGATGGGGTGTATCTAACTCTGATTGCAGGGTCGTAACCACCACCCTCAACTTGAACTTGGTTGTTCATTGGGATGAAGTACAAACTTTTTGCAATAGAAGTTTGGCTCATCAAAGTTGGATGGTCTAAGATAGGCATAGTCATAAAGTTCAAAGTAAAGCCACCATGATTGAATTGGCTAACTTCTGTATCTAATTCTTTGCCATCTACAATTAAACGTACAGACTGAATACCACTTGAACCTAAGTTCTTAATCATAGTATCTACAATACGTCTTGCTTTTTTACCACCAATTACTTCATATTCTAATGGGGCTCTTACTGCAATTAAGTTATCTAAAGCATCTTCTAATGCACTCAATGTATAAGCACCACCACCTGTATTAAGGTTAGTACCATACAATTGAATATACTTATTGATACCTCTTGTAGTTTGAACTGCACCGCCACCACTTAAACCACTTGTTACAGGGTCAGTTAAGTAAGGGTTGCTATCAGAATAAGAAGTGTTTGACATATCACCTGCAATAAAGGCTGCGTTAATCATACCTTTTAATTTTACAGTTTTGTCAATGTGGTCTTTTACAATAAACTTAGGTTGACCTTGAAACTCAACTTCAATTGTAGAAGCGTTCTGTACGTCTGTAATTTGAGAAGTTTCTTTGAAGATTTGATACTTGTTAGAATATCTTGTCAAACCATAACGTAAGTTAGTTCTTGAAGTTGAATTTTCACCTACTGCAACTGAATAAGAAGATAATTTATCACCTGCTGTAACTGTAAGATTAGCACCCGATACTGATTTCATAACGATAGTATCAATACCACTTGCAGTAACTACACTTGTAATAATACCTGTGTTGCCATCTGTGCATAAAATTAAGTCATCTACACGATTATAACCAGATGTAGCTGCTGTTAATGCAGTAGTTACTTGGGTTGTTCCGCTACCCGACACACTAGCACCTGTAGTATCTAAAAGTTTAAATACGCTTTCATTTACAAATGTGTAATAAATAGGTTGTTTAGTTGGCATCTTTCTTTCAGCCAAATTTAAAATATCAATCAAGCCGTTTTCGTTGTAAATATCGGTAACGTGCTTGTTGATTTCTCTCGTATCTAAAATCGGGTCAATAGAGCTGACGTACGATTTTGAAATTATACCTGTACTTGCCATTGTTTAAATGTTTTTGATTTTTTGAAAATTAATTTCTTTGCAAGTTTCCAATGGTAGAGTTTTTAGCACTCTTCCAAACTGTTTTTAAGGATTCATCTGTATTACTTGCAGAAACTTGTTGAACCCCTTTTTGTGCATTTTGACCTTCTGCAATAAGTTCTCTTTTCCCATCGGATTTGCCCTTATTGTAGATGTCTTTTTCGTAATTCGGATTTGTAAGCATTACGATTGCCTTTTGTAATTTAGGAAGGTCGTACTGCAACTTTGATACATCTGCCTCTTGCGGATTTGTTGCGATTACTCTGTTCCATACTTCGGGGTTTACGATTGCTTCCATTACGAAATTTGGGTCAACATTAAAGTTGTAACTTTCATCACCTAAAGACACAGAAACACGCTTTGTTTCCATTAGAGCCTTTGTAGATGGGTCGTTCTCTTTTAATTGTTGAATTGTTTGCTTAACTTGTAGCTTTCTTTGTTGGGCTAATTCTTGTTCTGAAAGCTGCGTTTGTTGCACTTCAACATTGCTTTTGCTTTCGGGTAATTTGAATTTAGATTGCTCAACTTTTTGAGCTTCCCTTTTTATATGAGCATCGGCTTTAAGCAATAATAATGCGTCTGCATCATCATCACTATCACCTGTTAAACCATACTTTTTATTCACTAATCTTTCGATTTCTTCATCTGAAAAATTAGGGAATTGTTTTTTGTAATCATTTTTAATTACATCTACATCTGATACGCTATCCCAATTAAATGCTTTTGCTTGTAAGTAATCTTCCGCTTTACCACCTTTACTAATATGTTCGTTTAATTCAATAGTAAAATCATCTAAGCCAGCTTCTTTTAAAAGTTCTTTTCTATCAACTGATTTTATTAAGTCTTTCCAACTTGTAGTTTGTTTTTCTACTTGTTCAGTTTCAACTACAGGCTCTTCTGATTTATAAAATTCGGGTGCAGCAATAGTTGTTTCGTTTTCTTTTGTTTCTACTACTGTTTCTACAGTAGGGTTTTCTTCAACAGTTTGCACTTGTTCTGTTACTGTAGTTTCTACTACATCTGTTTTAACGATTGCAGTAGTTGTTTGTTCTTGTTCTTTAACCTCTTGTTGTGCTTCAAATGAACCGATAGTAGACATAAGTTTATGTTTTAGTTTATAATTAAATTGCTACCTTATTAGAAGATGCAATTTTTGCACTTGCTTGAATTTGGGCTGATATTTTTTTAGCATCTGCTTGTACTCCTGCTTCTGTTAAATCTGATTGCTTTTTCATTCCTTCAATTTGGAAATCCCATTGCTTTTCAGTATTAATTTCTTCCATTTTAAGTTGGTGCATTAGCATTAGTGTTTGTTGTTTTTCTTTTTCTAATGCTATACCTGCTTGTGCGTTTGCTTCTCCTTGTTGTTGTTGTATTTGTAATTGTTGTTGCTGCATTTGTTCCCTACGCTTCTTTACCTTGTATGCTAATAGTTCGGCAGCTTGTTTCATATTACTACAAGACATTACAATTATCTTATCAGAAGGGTCTATTAATCCTTGACTATCTTTTAGATTTAAGTCTTGAATTAACTGCATTTTTTCTTCGTAGGTAGGTGCAGGTCGTGTAAATATTCCTAATTCATAATTAGAAATATCGGGGTTTATTTCATAGAACCTAACTGTATCTTTACCCAATGCTTTTGTATAACCGCTAACCTTACCTAATTTAACTGCTACTTGTATTCTTTGAACTATACCATCTGACAATCTATTTAATAAATACTTATCAGCATTACTAATTAAATAAAGAGCATTATTGGTACTTTCCATTGCAGCATTGGCAACAGGAACTAATGTTTTTGCGTTAGGTGTACTACCATCGGTCAATTCATTTAGCCCCGAAATATCTCTCATAGTTTGCAACAGCCCTTGTAATTCATCATAGTACATTCTATACGCTGCTAATTGTCCCGTTGCTTCTATACTTGCAGGATTGTAATTTGGATTTTTGCTTAGTAAATCTGTGCTTCTATACAACACAAAGAAATCCGAAAGCATAAAATCAACTAAATCAGCAGGTGTCATATTCTTACCACCCTTTGCAAAATTTACACTCTCTAATGCTTGAATATCTAACTTAATTAAGTATGGTATTAGTTTAGCTTTTAAGTTTTGTAACTTATACCAAGTTTCACAAAGAGCATCTTCTATTGGCATTAATCTTTCGGTAATACCTCCAAAAGTCATATTATAAAAATTCCAAGAATATAAATGGCAACTAAGAGAAGTTTCCCACCAACTTGACTTCTTTATTTTATTGTTGGTAGACATCCCCCAATCGTACATCATATCAGTACCTATTAACCATTTAGTTTGATAGACAACCTTTCTTGTGCTATCCATGTACTTAGGTTCTTGTTCACCTTTATTGTTTAGTATTTTTTCAGTAGCGTTGTAGTTCTTAGGGTCGGTTTTTCTAAAACGCATATTCCCTCTTTTGTCTACTTCATTTTCATACACACTTCTATTCCAAGTAATCAATTCAAAGTCTAATACTGCAACTTTAAATCTATAAAATGATTGAGATATTGTTTGAGTGTTAGGTAGCATATTTGGATTACCATATTTACCTGCTACATTTTTAGCTATTTCTTCAAGTTGAACAGTTGAAAAATAAGGTGCTATATCAGCTATTGAAACATATATAACTTCACCCCAATGCACTAAATCGGAAAAATCATTCTTTTGGCAATAAGATACAATTAAATTTTCGGGTACTATCTCCCTTATTTTAACCATACCATTGTAATCAATCCATTCTTTATAACCACCAATACCAAAATCAAACAAGTTTTCTACTACACGTTTTCTTATTTCCTCAATGTTGTTTTGGTTTTTTATTAGCGAAACCCCAAGTTCCCCCTCCATTGCCATTTGGTGCTTATACCCATACTCTTGCACCATTTCAAGCTGTTCTAAATCTTCGGGTTCTCCTTGTGCTGGTTTTAATGCAGGGCTATCAGCAAGTTCACTACCTTGTTGTTTAGCTATTTCACGCATCATTATTTTAACTTTCATTTCGTTAAAATGAGCATCTTCTTCACTTTTAGCTAAAGGGTCAATAGTAAAACATTCTGTATCAAACTGTCTTTGTAGTAATTTAGAAATAGCAATTTCTCTAAACTTAGATAAAAATGCAGGTGGCGACCAATCTATATTGGCATCTGTTTTATCTACTTGCCTATCATTTGGTTGCCATTTTTTGTACTTATTAATAGACTGCTTACCCATTGCATAACGCTTTATTTCGGCTAACCTTTGTCTGCCAAAATAAAACATGCTTGATGGAGTATAAGAACGGCAATCTCCCCACGCTGCTCTTGTATATTGCAAAATCCAATCATAACCCTTTTTTTTAGGGTCGGTCATTGCATCTGGATAGGAAAAAACAGCATCTCCCATTTAATATTTTTTAATCAACTTTTAATAAGTTCGTAACCAAAAATACAATATGTATTTCAATTACAAAAAAAATATTAAAATTTGATTAAAAACTACCCTTTGTAAATGGATTTGTCTTTTAATAAATGCTGATAATTTTCTACTTTGCCTGTGTTGGAGGAAAAAATATCATCTTTTTGAATAGCAACCATAGGGTTACAAACATAAAAATCACCTAAGTTAGATAAGGCTCTATCTACATGTACATCTTCGGGGATTGAAAGGTAGGTGTCATAGAATTTTTCATGTACTATGTATAAATGAAATCCACTAAAACTTTTAACTGTATTATTTGAGAGAATATCCCCTACATATATTCCTCCTAAGTAAATATCGAAGCTTTGTGGTATATTTTCTAAGAAATAATTGTAGCTGTTAGGATGGGTAAATACTATATCATCTTCTGCAATGCAAATTATTTTATCACCTTTTAGTTTAGCATACTCTATTATTTGTCTGTGTGATAAATTAATTGACCTTACAACTGAATTTTTATCAAAAAGCCCTTGCCATATCTCATAATCTTGGATATTAGCAAAGGCTACTTGTTCTAAGATACTTTCATACCTTTCTGTTCTACCACCATGAATGATGTTAAGTTTCATTTCGCAAATATTCAATTATTAAATCAAAGTTTGCTTGATAGGTATATAGTTTTTCGTAGTATTCTTTTAATCGTTCTTGCTTTTCATAAATTTGTAAGGGTGTAATACTACTAATATACTCAAAAACATCTACTCCATCTGCTATTGTAAATCCATACGTATTAAATGGAATATTGTGTGGGTGTATAAATTCATCTGATATGTAAATTGGTATAGAACCGTATTGCATGGCTTCACATGCTCTAAATGACGAAATACCATAACCTCGTGGACAAAGTGTAAAAATAGACTTATAAATTTTTCTGCAATAATCTTCTATTGGGTGTTGCTGAAATGAAATATAGTAACCTTCTTTATTCTGTAGTTGTTCAAGTTGATTACGAATCGGGTGTGTTTTATTCCCTATAAAGTTTGCTATGTATTTCTTATTCTCCCCTGTGAAATCAAATGAATGTGGTTGACAAAGCAATGGCAATGGGTATCTATTTTCGCCCTTCTTACTCATATCAAATATTAGTACATCTTTCCCTTTAAAATCTACACCACAACCATCGTCATATTGAGAAATAGTAAAATACTTTTTATAGTGTGGTAATGAATCTACATAGTCTTGTAGTTTTTGCATAGCTACTTTATCTTCTCCGTAACTATTGTTCACTTGATACCCACACCACCAAATAGGCAAATACTCCCTTTCGCTTACATCACCTAAATAATGATGCGAAAACCACCTTTCAAAATCTATAAAATTTTCGGGAGGGTAGGTTGTGTTTATAATCTGCCTTGTCCATTCGGGGCTTTGTATCATTCTTTATGTTCAATTAAATTATCAATACTGATGCCTTCTTTTGCTGCTCTTTTTACAATAGACTTATACCCATAAGCGATAAAAGGTTCATCGGGAATTACTCTTTGCCATTCCTTAAATATCCTCCATTCCATATCAATAAGAAATGGTCTTGTTTTATTTAATTCACTATGTATTTCTGCTAAACTCATAATAATGTTTTACGTATGTACCAACTATCCCCCCAATTTCCTACCCATTCTGTTTCTACACGTTGAAAGTCTGATAGTAATTTATCTACATCATCAATTAGCATATTACCTTCGTAAACAGAATCTCTATTCACTTCCATACATATATAGTCTATATGCTTTAAAGTTTCTGTTGCACCTAACATTACGTGTCCATCATAACCTTGACAGTCTGTTACAAGTAGGTTGTAATCACTTCTTTCAAATGGTAGGTAATCTAACCGCTTTACTGATACTATTTCTGCTTCGTTAAAAACAACTTCGGGATGCTGTTGTAAATGTTTGTCAGGCTTTAATAAAGAGTTGCTTTGCCCTTGATTATCATTTGAAACGTACATTACATCATTTCTTTCATTTTCTCCACAAGCACAATGGAATAGTTCCATGTTTTTAAATAATGGTCTAACTAAATTTCCTTCAGTTTCTCCTTTTATTATTAAATGTTCAAACTTTTTTAATAAAATATTAAAAGCATCTTTACAAGGCTCTATATAAACAAACTTATCAATCCCTTCTGCTAAGTAATCATCGTGTTCTTCTGCCCAATGTACGCCAACTTGAATTACTCCACTAATCTTCATATTGTACTTACGTACTATTTCTTTAAATGGTATTAGCATAAATTATTTTTTAAATAGTTTATAATATTCTCCATCGACAAACTTAGTTTTTCTTGTTACGCTTTCTGTATTTTGTTCGGGATGGTACATAGATAATGGGAGTATTCTAAAATCCATTGAAACTCTTGTAAATCCTGTATCATTTACTTTGTTGCCATGAGTTAATTCGTTTCCATTAAATTGTATATACTCTCCTACTTTCATGTCCATTGGTTCAAAATCTCCTTTGTCTGGTTCACTTTCTACCCAAATACTTGCAGTATCTTTTGAATTAGTCAATGGCAATACAAAATTTATTTCGCCTTTTGGATGGTTAAAATCTGCATCTTTATGAAAAGCACCAACCGCTACATTTGAATTTAGATGAACTCTAAAGGTTGGGAATTTTTGTACTAAAAAATCTTCATTAATAGTTGGGGCTACAATGTCGGCTATAAAATCATTGTATGCTTTCTCCATTTCTTCCCATCCACTTCTATACTTATTATAAAATAAGTCATGAAAAGAAGTTTTGCTATCATTGCCAACTTGAAATAATCCTTCGTGTTTTTCATCTACCAACTCTAAATTTTCTGTACCTAAGAGTTCTTGAATAATTTTAACAAATGGGTATTTGTCAATGTCGTAAGGAATTGATGCGTAATTCATGTTTTAAGGTTTAAGGTGCTATTGTTGTATAAGATAAACTAACCACAGTATTAACTAATGGTAGTATCATTTGATTAACTAAGGTTGAACCAACTATTGTACTAATTACATACGCTGTATTACTTGCATTTACTGCATAGGTTGCACTATCCCATTGACCTAAAGTAAGTCTATCAGAACCACTACCTATGTATGCTGATACTGTGTTTTCATCGGGATTGTATTGTATGTAAAATGTATTCATTTTATGGGTTTAACTTTTTATAAAAATCTTTTCTGCACTCCCAAATACCATAACCTCTATCAGTTTTAACTTCATCTAATAAAAACCTTTCTGCATCAAACACTCTATCGGGAATATCATTTCTTGTTACAAACAAAGGTATGGTTTCTGTTACTGCTTTGTACACTTCGGGGTGTCCTATAAAATCGTGTCCACTTAAAATACAGCCATCTTTTATTTTTGGAAACCAAGCATGAATACTATCCTTTGTTTCTTGGTACTCATGACTGCTATCTAAAAATAAAAAATCAATATACCCGTCATTAAAATCTTTACTTGCTGTTACACTATCTTTTGGTATTACTTCTATGTATTCACCTAATCCCGATTTGATAATATTTGTATAGATAGTTTTCATTTGTTCGTACTTGCCATAATCCATATTATCAATCATGTACAACTTAAATGTTTTGTTTCTTTTATGAAGTTCTTGTGCTAAGTAAATTGCACTTATTCCATCAGCACAGCCTACTTCTACTACGTTACAACCACTTGGTAATTCATCTGCAATACGTTGATAGTATTGCGAATAATCGAACATCAAGGTATTTAGTGCATCGTTTATATCTAAATTCATTTTTTTTTTTTACACTTCTGTATTAACTATATAAAATGTAATCCCTGCATATATTAATATATCACAAGGAATATTTGTATTAGGAACTACTGTAGTAGATACACCTTTACTGCCAATCGTTTTAAGCATAATACTTGTGTCATTGTATTCTTCTTTATTCATAAACAACACATGTTGCTTAGGCATATTATTGTCTATAATTAAATCACAAATAGCTTCTAACTCTTTAAAGTTTTTCATGTTTTATAATTTTACCCAACTATTCGGAATCAAATCTTCTGTATCAAGTCCCATCCATCCATCGGGATGAAACCAATGTTTAGGTGTTACTATTACTTTTTCGGGATTACGACTTAACCATGCACCCCACCAACTAAAAGTTGACGAACTATTGATGAAACTATGGCACGTACTCATTTCTGTTATGTCCCCAAGTTCATCTGCATTAGTGCTGTATTCAAAGTTATATAAATGTCCATGACGTTGTTTAAATAGTGGTATATCGTCAGAAAAAACCTTTATTCGTTCTAACCCTGTTTTATTTTTCACATAATCAATAGCAGCTAAAATATATGGTTCATCTACTACTATATGTTTCATTTTACCTGTGCTATCCATTACAGTTAAATAATCTCCATACCTAGCGTGTAAAGCTATAATTGGCTTTGTTTCATTTGGGAAATCAAATAAATATAAAATTTCGGAACGGTATGGGTCTATAAATTTATACGATTGAAAATAACCATTTAGTACAATTTGTTTCCCTCTCCATTCTTCTTTAAACTCATACTCTTGGTATCTAAAAGAAGGTTCATTTATTAAAACATCTTCTACTCCTTGTACCCATTTAGGATTATGAAGGCTACCAAAATAGTTGGGATTCCATTTTGGATTGTCAGTCCAATTTTGTACAGAAAAGTCAAGATTATTTTTTAAGGCATACGCAATGCAAAAACCAACTTGAAACGCTACATTCCCAAAGCGACCATAATTTCTTGCCATTACTATGCTCATTATCTTAGTTGTTTTAGTTTATCAATAACACTTTCATAAAATCCACTTGGGGTTCTTGCTACATTGTTTTTGTAGTGCGACCCATCATGCACTAAATGCTGATAGTAAAGATTAGGTACTACTTTTATTTTACCTCCATTTTTCATCCAATGATATGCAACAAAAATACTGTCGGCTGTTACAGGATTTGGGTTTTCATCCATAGATGAATTATGTGCTGCCATGTACTCGTGTCTATTTACAAAGTAGTTGCAAGCGTTTAACATGGTGTCTAGCATTGGTTTACCTATATACTGACTTACATTACTTTTATCTAATGTTATGCCTTCGTATTCTCTAAAATCAAATGTAGGCATCGCCCAACTTGGTTGCAGTATTGTTTTATCATCCCAATCTTGTTCATAAATTCTATCTAAGTAATCAGTATTAACTTCATTGTCCGAATCTAAAATTATTACAAACTCATTCGATGCTTTACTTACTGACACAAACTTATTGAAGTGACAATCAAAATTAACTTCATTTCTGTAAAGTTTAACTTTGCTTTTATTTTTTAATGTATTTTTAATTTCTTCATAAACAGCCATAGAACTACAATCGTCAACTATTACAATTTCTCCTACTCTATCATCGTTTATAACTTTTGAAAAACTATTGTATAGTAAATCTGTTCTTTCCCACGTAGGAATTGCGATGCTAATTTGTTTCATATATTTCTTAAGTGTTCGTTAAATTTAGGTGTTATGAACTTATCCCAATCAATCCAAGCATGACCTATCGAAGAATAACCTGCACGTTGGGTTGCAAGTAGTGGACGTATTGCATAAGAGTTATTTCTGTTTTGGAAATTACTTGCCAACCAATTATCTATTGGTGCAGTAATACCCATAGCCAATATATCCTTCATTGCTTTTAAACTATAACAAACTGCATGAGTAGAATATGCTTGTCTTAATAATAGTAGGTTTTCAGAATGTGCTTTTACAAAACTATTAGTAACTTGACACCCTAAGAATATACAGTCATAATCTATTGGTATTTGATTAACTACTTTATCCATTATTGGATTAGGGTCTTCTTTAAATAAAACATCATCTTCAAATACTAATACGTTTTGTCTTTTGTTTTCTACACATTCAGTAAAATATTTTACAAGTGTTTTTCTTAACCCTTCTGCTCCATTACTTTCATCTACTATTGCTTCATGTCTTCTTACAGGGATATTGTATTGCTCAAATTGCTCCATGCTTTCTAATAGCCTATCAGTCCTACTTGGCAAATTGAAAACTACAATATCGTCAAAGTAATTAGTCCACATAATTTATGCTCTTCTAAAAATTGTATTAAATTCTGTTGCTTTATTATTTTTTTTGAAATTTGCTCTTTTGTAGTAATCTGCTGCTAAAGTCCATCCTAACCCCATAATTCTGTCACTATGCTCCGTTTCATTAACGTTGAATTTTATTAATCCATCTCTCCCATCGGGGTCGTCTATGACTAAAGGATAAATTAACTTCCCTTCTTTGCCATGTGTTAAAATATATTGTTCCCACAAATTTACTAACAATACTTTATTATCTGCATTAGGGTCAATACCATAGTTTGCTTTGTCCCCTATTCTTATTAAGAATGGTTCACAATTATTGTTTATAAAAAAATCACGCAATCCTCCATCCATTTTTGCTTCTACCAATAGTTGGCATCCATACGCAAAACATTGCAATACCATATCCATGTGAAATAAAGGTGCAGTTGCAGGTCTTGCTAAGTACTTTGAAACAAACATCTTATCGTAAAAACTATCATTTTCATCTGTATTGTATCTATTGATTACTCCACTACAAGCCTTAGAACCTTGTCCACTTTCTACAATAGAGTTTTGAAATGGGTCAACTCCCGAAACAAACTGTACATCATTCGATGGGAAAAATAAATTACCGTATTGCTTAACCTTATCCCCTTCTGGTATTTGGAAATTTTTTGGTCTTTGCCATCTTGCAAACTCCTTGCTACAACTTTCCCATACTGCTTCTGTATAAGGCATCCCATCTTTCCAAGTCCAATTCCCATATTCAACTACTTCTTTTTCTCTACTTTTAGCTAAGTCATATAATTCACTTAATAATACTGCATCAAAATGACAGTTCGTATTTCTAAGCATGAACATTTCTCTTTCATCAAAAGGGTTCATCCTTATTTCTTCTTCCAATGCAGTACCTTCTAAATCTTTTCTTTTATTGATTAAGTATTGTCTTGCCCCTAATTTTATATCTTCTTCTGTTAAATCCCCTATCCCCACAAAGTTTTCTACTAACCACTTTTTTTGTTCATCCGTTGGCGGTTCTATTACACTTAATCCATGCTTATCTATAAATCCAAAGTACCCATCATAAGATGGTGTAAAATATTTAACTAACCTATTAGGAGTTTTATCGTATTTGTTTTGGTTTGCATTGTCCCATATTTTTTTAAATTCTTCCCCACCATTTGTCATAGCATTAGAAGTAGATGGACACTCTATAAAACCTACTCTCTTAACGCCCTTTACTAAAGTTTTACTTACAATTGAAAGGAATGTGGATGCAGGTGTTTCTTTACCCCATTTACCCATCTCATCAAAAAGCCCCCTGCTAAGACGACCCGAATCATAAGCATTTAATGTTGGTGCTCTATAATCTACTTTAGAACGATGCCCTGTATCTGTATCAATAGTGCTCCCTTTTCCCCCTCTTATTTCAACTGTTTTGTGTGCAAAAACTAACTCACTAACACTATCTTTATTATTTAATTGTTTAGGTTTTAAGAATACAGGTAATTGTCTATACCCAAAAGAAACCATATTAGTAAAAGCTGACTTAGCATCTATTTGCGTTTTACTTGTTAATCCACAAAAACTATTCTTATAAAAAATACATTCGTAAACTAAATTAGATGTTGCTTGTGATGTTGCCCCCTCTCTACGTTTTTTACCTCTAACAATACCTAAACACCAAAATGTATTTTCCCAATGATTTAAAAATAAAAAGTATCTTCTATCCGTATCTCTATAATCTGCGAATATATCATCCTCCAATTTCCACCATTGTAAATAAAAATAATGTTTCCCTGTTATATAAGTTGGCACACCATTATTAAAAAACCAAAAACCTTGTTTACACCTTCTTACTTCTTCTAAAGCATACTGCCTTTGCTGTAAAGTTAAAAGTGCGTTGCCATCTTTATCGTATTCTACTTGCTCAAAATATTTAGGCAATTCTTCTCTTATCCAAAATTGTTCTTCTTTTGGTTTACCGTACCCATAAATTAATTCGTCTTGCGGCTTTTCGGGCAACGAAACAATTGAACCATATATTTCTATAGTTTCACTCATAGGTTATTTTCTGCTTTCGGCAATAGTATCTACAAATGGTTTCTTCATCACATCTTTCGCTTCATCGCCTGTTACACCTGCTGCATCTCCTAATTCTTTAATAGCTGTTGATATACTTGCACTATCATTCCAAATTATTTTTAACCTCTCAAAAGTTTTATCTTTAGGGTCGTCTATTGCAAGAGTGGCTAAGTTTGTTTTATTTAACAAATCAGCCATTTCATTTGCTTTTCTATTTAAAGCATAGAATAATTTTGCAGAACCATTTTGTTCGTACAATTTTAATTTAGCTTCTAAATCTATATTATCCATACGTTTTTAATATTCGTTTTCAGTATCTTTTTCTTTTCTTGCTTGTTTTAATAAGTTTTCTGATTCTATTTGTTTTTCTGTTTTTATTTCTTTGCCAAATAGTTCTTCTTTAATTTTTTTAGTAGCTTCTGATTTTATTCTACTCGTTTCTTTTACTATTTGTTCTTTGGTTAATTGGTCGTATTTTTTAGTTACTGGTTTGCCTGTATTTTCATCTATAACCAATACTCCTTTATGATAAAGGTCTTTTATTTTTTCTTTTATTTCTGCATCTCTTTTATCTGCAAATGTTTGAAACTCTTTATCATTGATAACCCTACCACCATCTTTAAAATTTTTAATAGTTTCTTTATTTAATTCATCCGAATTGGTATTTCTTTCTATTGTTTCATCCATTTCTTTTTTTTGTGGTTCTGAATAATAAGCACCATAACCAATACCTGTAATGTTAGGCAACAAAACCGTAAGCAACGAAACAAATCCATCTTCTTTAGCAGCTTTATACATATCATCTGCATACATTGGGTAAATTTTAACCACTTCATAAGGGTCAAACTCTTTACCTATTGAGTTTTTACCTGTTAGTGCATTTACTACATACCCTGTATTGGGGGATAATTTATTTCTAAAAAACGAAACATTCGATTGCATTGCTTTTTCCATTGCTTTGTTTGCTTCGTATTTTGTCTTTGTAAACCTTGCTGATACTGCTTCTACGTTTCTTAAAAATGTTCTTATGTATGCAGCTTTACCGCTTGTTATATCGTACACCTTTTCGCCAAATCTTATTTGCAAGAAATCACTATCATCGGGATTTAATGATATTTTACCACCCATTGCAGCTAATCCCCCACCTAAAGCCATCATAGTTGTTGTGTATGAAGCTAAGTCCTTCATTGCTTCTGCCCTTACTTCTTTTGGCATCTTTGCATAATATAAAGGATTTAGCGTATTAAAGTTTGCAGCCATTAATCTTGCCCCATAAAAAGTAGCCCCTAATAATTTTTCTGCTTTGTGATTTTCTAATGCCGCCAATAAGTTACCACTACCCGTTGAGTTCATAACCAACTTAGCCATTTGCTTGTACATTTCGGGGTCGCTTTCTCTTGTAATCCCATTTTTTAGTAAAGCATTTTTGTACTTTTGATACAATTCGTATCGGGCTGTATTTAATGAAGCATCTGCTATTCTTTGAGATGCCCTTAATGGTTCTCGAACTAAGCCTGTTATTGCCTTTAATGATTTATTAACAGGTTCGGTAGCATCACCTAACAAACCTTTCCTTAATATCGGAATTTGCATAATGAAACTTTTAGGGAACATTTCATTTTGCATTTTGGGGTCAATGGCATCTAATTCGTTATATCTAATCCCATCCTCTAATGTTTCTTTAATGTCAGGCGATTTATGAATACCATCCATTATTCGTGAGTAATTCTTTTCGCTAAATACAGATTTACTACCTGCTGCAATGTATTTACCTGCTATATCCCACTTTCTCGGATTTAAAGCCAATGAACCTAATTGCCTAAACCAAATAGAAGCGTCAATAGCAGTTTGAACTAACCTTCTAACCCCTGCTATATTTTGAAACTTATCCCACGCCTTTTCCCATCCACTCATTTTTTCACGTTGGTCGGCTGCTTTATCGGCTGCTAACTTGTTTCTTAATGCAATAGCTTTATCTTGTAGTGCTTGTGTTTCTCTACTTAATTTTAATGGTTTTAATGGTGGTTCTGGCTTTTCATAATTCTTGTTTTTTATATCATTTTGCAACTTATCAATTTCTTTTAAAAGCCTTTTCCGAGTTGCTTGGTCTTTACTAATTTTAGACACGTCACCACTTTCGGCAACACCTTCTTCATTTAGTTCTCTTTGCTTATTTAATCTACGAACTTCTTTTATTTGATTTTCAAGTTCTTCAATTCGTCTTGTCTTTTGCGATTTTTTAGTTTCTGTTGTTGCTACTTCTTCGCCTTTTCTTGCTGCTGCTAATTCATTTAAAAGTTGTGCTTCTCTTTTTAGTAACCTTAATTTAGCTGCTTTATCATTTAATGTTTCTTTCTTTGCATCATATACTCCACCAATAATATCCAAAACATCTTTCTTAGTTAGCCCATCTACTACATCTTTAAATTCATCATGCACCATTGTAGCAATATCATCTAACTTATCTATTCCTTCATTAAGTAAACTTTTAACGTAATCTTTTACATAAGGTGCAATCGCTGTTGACCTTTCTGCTATACCTTTCACAAATGGTAATGGAACTGCTGTCAACTCTCCACCCTTTTTCTTTTTCAATTCAGCTAAAGCCTGTTTTGCTTTTTCAACTACGCTTTTTCTTTCAGCTACATATTCTTCATGGCTCTTTTTAACGACTGCTTTCTTTTCTTTTTTAGCCTGTTGCAAACCTTTTTCAGCAATCAATTTAGCATCGGCTTCTTTTTCTTTTGCTAATGCTTGTTCGTAAGCATCTTCGGCTGCCTTTACTTCTTTAAATTTAGCTGTTTCTTCTTTTATTTGTGCATCTGATAACTTATGCCCTTTATCCCTTTCTCTACCTACTAAAAAGTTAGATAGTGTATTTGCTTCTGCAAGTGATTTAACTATCTTTCTACTTTCCAAACCTTTACCCAATAAAGTACCTGCAACATCTGACATTTCAGCAAATTCAGTTGCTTTAGCCAATGTTTCTTTTGAAGGATTATTTTCAAGTTCAATATCTAATGCTGCTTTATATTCAGCCATTATTGCATTTTCTACATTCGTTGTAGGATCGCCATTTTTTATCTTATCGTAGATATGTTTTAAATCAAAACCACCTTTTATTAGTTCTTTTGCAGTTTCTAATAATTGAGCATGGGTTTCAGTTTCTTTACCTTCATACTTAGGCATACCTAATTTTTCACGCAACTTATTTACTGCTGCATGAGTTATTGTTCTTTCTTCACCACCACCTTCTTCTACCAATTCTGCTACCTTTTCTTTAGGAGGTTCTTTGCCACCACCTTCTACACTTGTTTTAGTATCTGTTTTTTCGTTGAGCTTATCATTGGCTTCTGTAGCTTTTGATTCTTCTGTTTTTGTTCCGCTTCCACCATCCCTTGTTCCTTCTGCTTCTTTTTCTTTTGCTGATACTTCTGCATTAGGCTTAGTTGCATCGCTTTTGGTAACGACTTGAACTTTTGCATTGTCGATGGTGTCTTTGTGTTCTGCTTCGAGGAATTTCTCGAACTCTGTTGCTGATTTTGCATCTTTTGTAATTTCTTTTAAATGAATTTGATAAGCTAAATCTTCTGCTTCTCTGCCTGTAAATGTTCTTCTTTTCCCATCCTTAGTTTTCATTCTTACATTTACTATATTCCCTTCTTTATCGTATAGTATAGCGTCTGTTGGGTTTTGCCCTCTTTCTTCAAATGGATTTACATAAATCTTATCTCTTACTTTAAACTGTCCCTTATCATCTATCGTTACCAAACTTTCTTCACTTTCTAACTTAAATTCAGATAACGGTTTACCTCCCACTTCGTTTACATTCCCGATTTCTACTTCTTTATTCCCTTTCTCGTTTTTAAATACAATAGTCTGCCCATCTTGATACAATGTCCCTCTTTCACCATTTAGCAATATAGGTTTATCCAAATGTTCAGATACAGTAGGTTCTTCTACTTTAACTTCTTCTGTTTTAGTTTCTGAAACTTTAGCAGGTTCTCCAACTGTTCCTGTTTGCGTTTCTGTGGGCTTTTGTTCAACGCTTTTAGTAGTTGTTTCGGTAGTTTGTTTGCTACTTTCATATTCAGCTAATTTATTTTTAACGGCTTGTAATTCTCCCTTTACTGCTATTTGTTGTTTTTCGTTTAGAGTAGGTTTGCCGTTGTCGTCTTTTTCTTCTAATTGTTTTTCAAGTTTATTTTTGGTAGATTCTAATTGCTTTTCAGTTTTAGGTTCATAGATTAAATTGTTTTCTGCTTTAATAGTTTCTAATTCTATTTCAGACTTTTCTTTTAATGAAGGAGGAACTTCTTTAGCTAAAAACTCTTTTACACCCATTTCTTTTACCTTATTAAACAACAATTCTCTTGCTGCTTTTTCAGATAAAAATTTTCCTTTACCATCTATAAACTCTAAACTTTCAAATATAGTATTTGCTTTTGTGGCATTATCTTTCATTTGCTGACCTTCACTTTCACTTACCGTTCCATCTAATATTGCTTTATCTACTTCTGCAATAAACTCTTTTGGTCTTGCTGCTGCATTAAATAATGCTAACTTATCTAAATCACTTTGAACTCTATAATCTTTACTTACTAAACTTTTTGCCGAACCTGCAACTCCAAACAACAACGTATTTTTAGCTAACCCAACTAAAAAATGTTCAGCCATTTTAGAAATATCGACATCTTTACCTTCTATTGCTGCATTGGTTAATTCAGTTGCTACATTAGCCCCTTCTAATTTTAATGAAACTTTACCTGCATCTTTAAATTTACCCATTACACCCTTAAATGCAGTTGGCGTACTTTTTATAATAGCTTCTATTTCTTCATTTCTCATTTTAGAAATTAAACTACCTACTGCTGTTTTAGGCTTAAACATCTTTTTAATAGCATCTACACCACCAACACCTGCTAAGTATGCTGATTGAATAGCTGTTCTTCTTAAAGCTGTTGTATATGGATTAAGTCCTTCCTCTGCTGCTATTTCATAGTTCTTTTGAAACCCTGTAAGCATTGCACTTGAAAATGTTGAAGATGTAGTACCCATACCTGCCATTGTTCCAATACCTTCTGTAGCAATAAATGGCAATAATTCAGCAACCATATCTGCAAATGAATTACCTATTGCTTTTGCTGAAAAGTTATACTTAGGGTCAATACTCTTTTTGTATAATCCTTCTGCATTATTATTAATTAAATCTACTCTTGCAAATCTTTTTTGTTGTGGTGTTAAGTTTTTATCGTTATTAATTGCATCCAAAGAGTTTTTAAAATCCTTAGATAATACATATTCATACGATTGTTCTAAAATGTTTTCGGGCTTTACGTGTACTATTTCTTCATTCAACATAGATTCACCCATAGCATCTAATTGTGCCATGTAATTACCTTCTGTTGAACGGAATGGACTTGCTATTAAATTTTTAGTACCACTTACCAATTCATCTACTGAAACCCCTACTTTTTTAAGAAACCTATCAATTCCTGTTGACCTTTGTTCTCCTAAATCTTGTTCAGCTAAAAATGCTTCGTGTACGTTTATATCTTGGTAATTCGGGTTCTCAATGCGATTAATGTCATTTATCTTTTTACTTTCGGCTTCGTATCTTTCAATATACGACTTGTATAGTGCTGATTCTTGTTCACTTAATCCATCTTTTTTATACTTTACTTCTAATCTATTTATGGTAGATAATAAACCATTTAGTGTTAATTCTATTCCTTTTACTTTTAATTCTTTGCCTAATCTTTGATACCCTAATTTTTCTGATGAAGTTAATTTATTAGGGTCAACATTTAATTGCTTATACCTTTCTGCTTCTTCGGGACTTAATGTTTCGTAAAACAAATAAGCCCTTTTTTGGTCGTTATCTAAGCCTTGTATTTGTACTTGGCTTAATTCATTTTCAGTACCTCTTATTAACCCACTATAATTTATAGCAGCATCTTTAGCTAAGTTACTAAGCATTTTATTTCTTAAAGATTCATCATATCCTTCCGTATAGGTTAATATCATGTTTCTTTTTTCTAAATCGCTTCTACGTATTTTATCAAAATCTAAATCAAGCGATTTGCCTGTTTCTGGATTGATACCTTGTAACGCTAATATTTTAGATTGTTCTTGCACAAGTCCTTGTGGGTTATCTTGCTTTATAATATCTTGTAATGGCAACAACCACTTATAAGCAGCTAATTGTTGCTTTGTGCTAACGGGTTCTTCTTTATACTTCGCCAATATTTCATCTTCTGTACTACCTTTTTGCCTAAACACTTCTTCGGGTGTATCTGCTAAATCATCAACCATTGATTTTGCTTCATCTTCATTAACACCTATTTTTTGAGCAACTGATTTTACTGATTGACTATACGCTTGTTCTAACTTTTTTTTACTTTCTTGAAGCATAGGCAATTCAGCGTATGCACCTCTATTTTCAGTTACAGAACGTGGTCTATCAATATTAGAAACTACTGTTTCTAATTCTTGTTTTTGCTTTCTTGCATTTTGAATATCTATTGTTGTAGTTTGTGGGATTCGTGGAACTATTTTAGATTCAAACTCTTCAAATGTACCCAATTGATATTCTTTACCAACACCTTCATAAAATGCTTTTCTTTTACTTGGGTCTTGCAACTTAGTCTTAAATTCATCATAAGTTCCTATATTATAATCTTTAGAAACTCCATCATACAACGCTTTTACCTTGTCATTATCTTGTATTGGGTCTGGCATAAATTAAAAATTTGGTATTTCTTTTTTACCTGTACTTTTCTTATTAGGAGTAGATGTTGCTTTAGGTGTTTGCTTTGTTTCATTTTGCGTATTGGTTGCACCTTGTACTAAAGACATCAATTGTTTCTTTTGCTTCTCATTAAATTTATTAGCAGTAGCAATACTATTTATTACTGCTTTCATAGATTTATTATCTTCTTTAGGTATAACAACTAAACCTTTTTCGTTTTTCATGCTTTTGCCTATCACTTCCTCTGCATCTCTTTTAGAAGGGAATCTAAACACTAAATTATTATTTGATGGGTCTACATAAACTCCATCAAGATAAGTATCTTTCATTACTTCATTGCCACCACTAAATTCTTTCCCTGTTCTTATTTTTAAATTCCTAAACACTCCTGTAACATCTAACAATGGGTTTTGGAAACCTTCCACTTTAGTTGGTGTAAGGTTCTCTAAGTTTGTAGCAGTTGGGTTATTAAATGTTTTTGCAAGTTGAGCAACTAAATCATAATCCTCTTGCTTTTTAGCACCACCTACGCCACCACCCATATTTATATTAGTTGTTTGTCTTGGTAAATGCTGTGGAGGTAATGCAGTAATACTACTTGGGTCGTGTTGCTGAAATATACCAACTGCGTAAGCATACTTTCTTTTTTCATCTTCGGCAGGACTTGCTGTTGGGATATTATTTTGCTTTTTATAGTCAGCCCACATTTTATTTAATGCCCCTTGCACCGATGGGTTTTGACGTATTTGGTCTTGTATATCCTCTGCTAATAATTTAATAGGTACGCTTTTACCACCTTCTGTAACAAAATCATCCGTTGTTCTAATTAAATATTTAGGGTCATCTTGTAACCCAAATAGACTTTCTGCATTAGGTTTAACATTTAATGCAGAAAAAGGTGTTTCTTGTCCTTTGTATGGAACAATACTGCCATCGGGCTTTCTCTTGTAACCACCTTCAAATGGTTTTACTTTTGTTTTTTCTATAAAATCAATTAACGGTTGTCCCGATATAGCATATTCATGGTAATTATCGGGTGTCAATAATCTATTAGGGTCGTAAATATCATCGGGCTTAAATTCAGTTTGCCCATTTGCGTTAGGCTTTAAAACAGAACCAATTGCTGCTCTCCTTAAATCTACCTTTAATCTGTTTACATCTAAATTAGGGTCTTGCTTTGCTAATCCTATTGCGGTTTCGTCTGATTTTGCAATCCTATCTTTCATTACTTTTGAACCTTGAACTACAGGCAACCACTTTTGTTCTATTAACCCATATAGTTCGTTTGGGGGCAAAGATTTAAAATTGGGGTCAAAAAGAATAGATTGCATTACTTGCTTTGCTTGATTACCTAAATACTTGTCAGCAGTAATATCCCCTGTTGCTATTTTATCGGGGCTTGTTTCATCTTGTACTAATTCGGTTCTTTTCCATATATCATTATATGCTTCTTTAGCAGCAGCAGCTTTTTGTTGAGATAGCCTTAAAGATAAAGCATCGTCTTTTTCACGTTGCCTTTCTTGCTTTTGAACTGCACCTTGTAATGCTTCTATTGGATTACCATAATTAGGTAATGTAAAGCCATAACTTAAATCTGCCATTGTATTTATTTTAGAATAAACCTTTTAAACTTTGACCTGCCACTCTACCTGCCATTCTACCCATACTTCCTGTATTTTGTAATTGTCCAGCAGTTATACCTAGTGCAGCAGCATCGTTAATACCTCCAAATATGTTTTTAAAAGCACCTTCTCTTGTTGCTGCTTTTGCTTGTGTTTCTATACCAAACTTTTGAAGCATATTTTGGTTAGCTGCGGAATAAGCATTATTTAAGTTTTCAAGCATTGCATACTTATTTTGTGCTTCTTTTATTTGAAGGTCGTTATAAGCATCACTTGCCATAGTTTGTGAACCTTGTGCTAATGCTAATGCTTGTGAAGCATCTGTTGCATTTCTGTTTATGTTTTGAATGTTAGCCCCTTGTGCGGATGCTATGTTTTTTTCTAAATCACTTGCACCTGCCATTCTACCATTAAACATTCCTTGTGCAATACCTAATCTATTGTTTACAAAGCTATCGTCCCAAACGGGGTTGATTTTATTGGCTTGTGCATTTTGCATAAAACCTGTGGCAGTTTTACCTAAAGCACCAATACCACCTGATATTAAACCTGCTAACATTAACGGAGCCATAATATATTATTTTTGAATTATTTTTAATTGCCCACGAGATACCGCAAAACCCACTTGAACAAAGTTAATATAAACTAATGAATTGTATTGTTGAAATTCTAACATAATTTGTGGGGCTTGTGCTTTTATTACATCTCCTTTGTACAGTTTTTCTTCGGGTGTTCCTGTTGCGTTTGGTGAAAGCCTATCTAAGTAAAATCTTGCATAAAAAACACCTTCTGTATCATTGTAATCATCGGCTGTTAAATCTGTAATTTGAACATTTGGATAAGTACTCATTAAAACCGTAAAGTCGGGTTTAACGTTACTTTCTAATGCTATATCAAATACATCTTTAATTATACTTGGCATTTCTTTTATGTTCCAATTTGCACATAACCTTATTGGGTATTGAACACCAAACCATGTATTGTAGTTTGAACTGTTTGTATTAAAGCTATATAAGTTTCCATCTTTAAAGCCAAACAATTCATTATTTGCGTGCTCCATCCATTCGGGCATAAACTCATAGTTGCTTCTCCATTTATTTTCTTCATAATCAAAGGCTAATGTTTTGCCCAATTTATCTGCTAAGTCAAACCTATTAATTATGCTTGTTGCATAACTTGGTACACTTGTATAAGATGGTAAATTAGTGGCATAGTTTTCATAAATTAAGGCAGGTGTCGTTACCATAACTTCTCTATGAAATGGGTCTACGCAAGTAGTAATATGCGAAAATCCGTTTATTGAGTTAATAACTGACTTCGATGTGCCTTTATAATCTTTAGCATATTTTTTAAAGAACCTATTTACTTTATAGTCGCTAATTGGAAATATTCCATTAGGTGAATATTGGGCAACTACTCCATTTACAACATCTACCCAATAAACATTGCCCATGTATTCAAATACGCTTTCGGGGTTTAATGTACCAAAATTATTTCTCAAAGCATTAATAGTTCCTATAACACCTTGACTTGTAGCCAAAGCATCGTTTTGTGATGCTGCTACTAATTGAGTTTCACCTAAGTAAGCCGACACTACATTATCTTGTGTTATTACAAGCATAACTGTACCATCTTCTTGTTTCTTATTGGTTAATTGAAGTTTTTGAATTGGAGATGTTGTTGAATCTACTCTATTGGTTGGTTGAAATTTATTTAAGTTATTAGTTCTTGATTGTAAAATGATAGTATCACTAAACGCAATAGTTGTGGGCAATAGTTTTTGCCCTATATTATCTACAATGTTTACAAACCCATTATTTGTTTCCCAATCATTAAACCTTAAATAATTAGGCGACATCATTTCTTTATTATAATATCTTGGGGAAACAAAACTTGTTACATGAATAGAAATATAGACATCCCCATAAATATTATCAGTCAATATGCTATATTGTCTATTGCTTTTAGTAGGATTGTTTATTTTATAAATTTCTCCTTTTTGAAAAAACAAATCATTGGCAGATTCTTTTCTTAAAGTAAGAATAGTGTATTTTAATAAATTCCCTGTATTTAATGGTAGTGTGCCAATGTTAGATAATTCTACGATTAAATTAACTCCATCAACTGCTAGTATTTTTTTACCAAATGAACCGTACGTGTTTAAAAAATCTAATTGACAATAATCACCTTCATTAAACACATAAGCATAGTCATTAGCAATTACGTCTTGAAGGTTTATAGCTATCCCATAGTAACCCGAATTGTAAGTATTGCTATAAGTTATTGTGCCATCGTTATTTTTAATGGCATACCTTAATTGGTTTGCTATTGCTGCTCCTGTTAATAAGTACGTGTAATCTAAATTTTTACTTAAATCAATACTGTAATAATAAGCCCAATCGGGTATTTCATTTAAAGCATCAGCATTACTTAAAGTCCATGTAATATAGTCTACAAATTGTGCTGATGGTGTGAAAATAGTATTAACAGTATTATAAAATACATCTATAGGCAACGACCCACATTTCCGTTTAAATTCATCATAAAAAGAAATAGATGGCAAATAACTTGCATTTTCTTTAAAAGAATTATACACTTTTGTATAATTTGTAGTAGTTGCAACGTTCCTATTTACCGTTAAACTTGTTTTTAATAATGTAGTATATCCGTATAAATTATTTGCACTAAACAATCTATTTTTTGCTACTTCTACAGACTTGTTTAATAAAGGCAAATTATCGCTTTCTACTATATCGGCATTAGGCAGCGTAACTCCTTCTACATTATTTCTAAAAAAATAAGTTAAAAAAGACGTTGTACTACTTGCATTATGACTTTCTATTGTTGCTTCATCAAAAGCATCTCTCCTATCAAATGTTTTGATTAGGCTTAGTTTGCCATTTTCTCCGTACTTAACATAGATGTTTATTAATACAATGTCGCTTTCTATTTTTTCTTCTACAGGTATTTCTAAATTAATTAAATTAAAAGTATCATTTACAATAGTACTTGCAGCTTGTAACCCATAAGGATTTAGTTTTGTATTAAACGGAACTAATTTAGAGTAAGTAGCCAATGCTGATTTTTCATTATCTCTAAATTGATATTGATAAGTAAAAAAGAAAGCATTATTTTCTATTAAATTTATAGATGAAGATGTAGAACCATCTGTTTGCTTTTCCCATTCTATTGGATATATTGGTGGTCTTTTAACCCATTGAATTGATTTATAATCAATAGGAATAAAGTATGGTGTTTGAGTAGTTACATAGTTTGGTTGATTGGTTACGATACCTGCTTCTACGTTTATTTTTCTTGGAGGATTATAATTATCAGTCCAATAAAGTAAGTCCCCTATTACTCTTGCGTTTCTATCAATTCGATAATCTTTGCTAAAATTTAAAGGCTTGTTAGTTAGTTCTGCTAATGTAATATTGTTTGAACCTAACCATAATACTGAATTGAAATTAAATTGTATAGTAGTACCAACCAATACAGCAGTTAATCCATTAGCTATTGCTATTGAATCAGCATTAAATAATACTACCAATCTAGCCAATGCACTTTCTAAAGTTTCTTCAAAAGTTGTAGTTACGCTTACGCCAAAATTTGAACCTCCACTAAATCTCTGAAAAGATATAGCATATACATCACCTAAAATAGAAACACCACTATAAGTAAAATTGGCAGTTGTACCATAATTAGAACCACCACCAAAAAATACAGCTTCGCAAGTTACCCTTGTCGGGATTAAATTGCTATTTAATAAAACTATATAGTTTTGATTTGTCAAAACATCTCTTGCATAAATACCATGTTCACCACCACTATTCCAATTAAAATAAATGATTCTGTTTCTTACAGTATCTAATGTTGAACCTATGCAAAAATTATCGCCACTTGGCAATAACCCATTAGTTAATAAATCTGTTCCTTTTGTATTTTCTATTCTTAAATTTCTACCATCTTCGCTAATTGCAATTCGACCATTAATTAAATTAAGGTACGCATCGTTATCAATTAACAATGGGCTATCATCAGTATTCATGCCACCAAGAAAAAGTTTCTTACTATCTATCATTTTCTATCCATGTTTAGGGGCTAAGTATGTATTTTCTGCAACTATTCTTTTTATTTTCTCCATCGTTAAATCACTCATTCTTGCTCTCAATATCTGCCTTTGAGTTATGTATTCTTGTTTTGCTCTTTCTCTTTCACCCTCACTATAAGTTCTTGTAGATTCTTTCATTTGCCATAAGATATAGGCTTCAATAGTTGCTATTGCATAACTATCTATTTGAGTAGCAGCATCGGCACTTTGTCCATTGCTAATGTACTCTAAGACTATTGTTTCTAACCCTGTTAAATGGTCTGTTAGTTGTATTTGATTTCTTTCTTTTACTACTGTAAATACATCTGTTTGTACACCTGCACCTGCACCAAATTGCCTACCTGTAAATTCTCCGTACTCATTAAAGTTTACACCCCACCAATTAATAGGGTTTAGGTAGCCGTATTGAATTGGATTAGTATTCCCTTTTTGTGGATTGTAATAAGGTATTGGGTTAAAATCAGCATCTCTATTAACCATTCTATTTAATCCACTTGTTTCTACTAATGGTCTTACATTTTGCCCTACTTCTACACCTACCTTTACATAATCTAAATAATCATTAGGTAGGTCAACTGCATTATATTCATTAACTGAAAGTTTTTTTGCTTGTACTACCTTCAAATCATCCATACTTAATTCACGTAAACAATCACAAGCATATACTAAAAATTGCATATACCAATGAATAGAATAAACTCTTCTATTTAAAACGTTATTAACGATACTATTTAGGTTTGTAAGTGTCATGGATTAGCTTTTTGCTGTGCGTTAGAATAATTATTAACAATTCCCAAATCGGGAACTATCTTAGAAAACTGTTGTACCAATTCTTCTATTATTTCTGCTTCAAGACTTGCAGGTATTGGTAATATATCAGTTTCAGAATATTGGCTAATATCCATTACTATTAATTCCATTGTTACTTTAGTTACTCCTGCTTGTGGTAAATTTTTATTGAAGATAACCTCTCTACCTCTTGGTTCATAAGAAACTAATCCCATTAAATCATTTAATAAAACATTAGTTTTTAAAAGTGCTGTAGTACCTCTTTGCAAAGGTATAAATGGATTGTCTATATGATTTTGGTCGTAAATTAAAAATATACCTACATTCTTAGGTAATGTTATTGGCATTACAGGTAATGTAGCTTTAGATTTTAATTGAGTAAAAGGTTCTACTGTTATATTTTCATATACACCAATACATAAATTATCGGGTATTGTTTCTCCTTGTGGTAAGTTAGTATCGAATTGTCTTATCTGAAATTTAGCATTAACCTTTTGTTCCAATGCTTTATATACATCGGGTAGTTGTACAGGAAAAGAATTGTCGGGACTTCCGCCATTTAATCTGTATAATATTTGGTCAGATATGAGCCTTTTTGTTGACATTACTAAATTGTTTCGTTTGTATAGTTTTCAGCAAATGCAGAAATATCTTGTTCAGCCATATTCAATCCTAAGTATTTCAATGCTCGTGCTATAATATTATTTATGTAAATATCACTCCATTGCAATTGTGCACTTGTATTGGGGTCGTAAGTTATAACCCTACCTATTTGTATATAACTTAATACAGGCGTAGCAGGTCTTTTTATGTAAGTATAACCTCCTACTTGAACTTGTTGTGGGTATATTACAAAACCATTGCTAATATCTCTTGCTATTGGATTACCTGCATTTACAGGTCTTAATTGATTGGTTAGCGTTGATACAAATTCATCTTCTAAAATAAAAGTAATCGGTGTAACTGTACTACCATAAACTAAATACGGACTTCCTACTATGTGCAAATAATCACTTTCGTAGGTTACTGTGCCATCACTTGCACTTGTAAATGGCTGATAAACTCTAAATGGTCTTATACTATCGTGAATTTTTTGATTTATACCATACAGCGAAAAATCATCTTCTAATTTATCTAACTGTGCTGCATCTAAAGCACTCATAGCATCTTCTATTTTAACGAATACGCCACGTTGCTTACGTACTAAGTAATCAATAAAGTTGAAAATATCGTTTATATCTCTTGCCATATTAACACCATTTACCTTGTATTCTTCGTTCTTTTATTACAAAAAATTCCTGTTGCCATATATTATATTTTTCCAAAAAGCGTTCTTCAAAAGAAATTACATCCCCTTTTTTCAATCCTATTTTTTCTCCACCCGAAACAACTGTAGCCCTATCATAATACCTCAATTTTACACTTGAAGCAGGTATGTCTATACCATTTAATTTTAGAAATTCTCTTGACACTTCTTTTTCTACAGGCTTACAAATAACTCTATCGCCTAAAGCTACAATATTTTTTCCTTTCTTCTTAGCAAAAATGTTGGCAAAATCTACTTTCCAAAAACTTTCTGCTTGGTAACTTAAAAGGTTTTTGTATGTCATTTTTTGGTTTTTCCCAAACTGAAATTGAGATAACCATTTTTCTAGCTGATTTTCTGTTCCTTGAAACCCATGTACAAATTGACCGTATTTATCGTGATAAGTACCTATCCATATTTTAGATATTTTACCATTTACTGCTACAGCCATTATCTTTTCACCTACACCATTTTTAAATTCTTTACGGTACGGATTATCTTCTGTAACTTGTTGAAACAATGCACCTGTACTGCCAAATTTTCTATCGGCTACTACTGAATAAGAAAAGCACACTTCATCTTCAATATTTAATTGAGATAAAATGTGCTTATCCTTTTGTTCTACTAATTTAGGTAAATTCTTTATTTTACCTGTTACAGTAGCGTTCCACTCTGGGTTATATTCGGGGGATAAATAAAATTTAATACCGCCTTCGGTTATTATTTCATCTTGAAGTGCTTTGTCTAATTTAAGAAAAACTGTACTTTTTATGGGAGTTATTTTACTCAAAATAGTATATTTTTACTATCAAAAGTAAAAAGTTTGTATCAAACAATCAAATTAAATTATTCCTTGAATATCTCCTTCAAAAACTAACCTGCAACTTTGTTCATTTAAAATAATTTCGGGGTAATCAGAATTTAATACTAAAACAGTATCTCCTTCTTTTACAGTCATCGGAATTAAGCTGCCTGTATCATTTGCAACCTTACCATTACCTACTTTTATAACTGTTGCTTTTAATAATGGAGAAGAACCAACCATTATAATCCCTCCTTGCTCTTGTTCCTCTGAAATAAGTTTTAATAAAACTCTATCCCCCATAGGAACATAATTTTCTACTTTTATCATATTTATTGTTTTTACAAATTTAACTGTATTTAGTTTATTCTTGTTTGGGTTATTGTTTTAAATTTTATTCCTCCAAGTTCTGCAAAACTTTTTTTTATGCAATTTTTGTTTAAATAGTAAAATCCTAAGTCATTGTTTTTATAGCCTATCTCTATTATTTCTCCTTCACCTGTTATTTCGTTGTTGAATTTTTGACCTATTTGCAAGTTATACTTTTCTATCATTTGATTTAACAAAGAAGTATTCAATGGCAAGTTTTTCTTTTTTCTGTAACACTTAATTGAGTTTATCTTGTATCTAACATCAACTAACTGCTGCCTTAACTTAGCTTCTTTATTTAAAAGTATTTCTAACTTATCGGGTTGTATTTTTATACTTATCATTGTTCAAATGTTTTTTTAGTTTCTTCTAATGCAGCATCTAAAATCTTATCTAATGATTTTAAAACTTCAAGTATAGGTAAGATGTTTTGATT